TAGTAGTTGCTAATCTAATTGAGCTACAATCGTAAAGCTAGAATAGGAGAACAAAAATGGCAATATCACGATCACAACTAGTTAAAGAACTAGAGCCAGGTTTGAACGCACTGTTCGGCTTGGAATATAAAAGGTATGAAAATCAGCATTCTGAGATTTATACTGAGGAATCATCTGACAGAGCTTTTGAAGAAGAAGTTATGTTATCTGGTTTCGCAAACGCACAAGTAAAAGGTGAAGGTTCAGGTGTATCATTTGATGAAGCACAAGAAACTTTCACAGCTCGTTACACTCACGAGACTGTAGCTTTAGCGTTCGCAATCACTGAAGAAGCGATTGAGGACAACTTGTATGATAGACTTGCGTCTAGATATACAAAAGCTTTAGCTAGATCTATGAGTAATGCTAAACAAGTAAAATCAGTCGAGCCTCTAATTCAAGGTCTTCCAACTACGGATAACTTTGATTCAGGTGACGGTGTTAGTTTATTTAACACAGCTCACCCAACAGTGGCTGGTACTTTTTCTAACACTTTAGCAACTCAAGCTGACCTTAACGAAACTTCATTGGAGCAGTCTTTAATCGACATCGCTGCAATGACTGACGAAAGAGGTTTAAGAATCGCAGCTAGAGGAGTAAAAATGATTATTCCTTCTGAGCTACAATTCACAGCTGAAAGATTGATGAAGTCTCAAGGTAGAACTGGAACAGCTGATAACGATATCAATGCAATCGTATCTATGGGTATGATTCCGCAAGGATACAGAGTTAATAACTATTTAACTGACTCTGATGCATTCTATATCTTAACAGACATTCCTAATGGAATGAAAATGTTCAACAGAGCACCATTGACAACTGCAATGGAAGGCGACTTTGATACTGGAAACGTTAGATATAAAGCTAGAGAAAGATACAGCTTCGGCGTATCAGACCCTAGAGGTATCTTCGGCGTTGAAGGTGCGTAATCAATAAATTTTGTGGCCGGACATAGTTCGGCCACATTTTCATAATAAACGGTGAGATTCATGAAAAAATTTTTAGTCAACATTTGGGCGTATAATCATCACGCAAAATTTACAGTTGATTCAAAAGATTCCCCAACAGACCTGGAACAATCTATCCTTGACAAACTTGGAGAAAACAGTATAGTTTGGGAAAACCTTGGAGTTAGTTATGACGACAAGGTAAATAGAATAACCTATGAGGAGGTTATAGATGATACAAGACCTATACAAAGCAAAAAGGTCCTTGGAGTTGAAGTGGGAACAGGAGCATCTGGATCATAACAGATACACTCTTGAGATGGTTAGAATTGACGATAAAGTCAAACAAATCATCACAGATATCAAGCTTGAAGAAGCTAGAATCGCTCACACTCAGAACAACGTTGAAGGTTCTGCTCCTGAAGTTTCAGTAGCTACTTAATAAAAAGCTACATCGTTGGAAAACACCATCCACACTACAGGATCTCTTGCACTCTACTAAAAACTAGTATATACTTTTGTCACTATACATAAATTGAATATCGACGCGTATAGTCGACGGCCTAGAGACGATATTCAAATAACTAGGAGGATAATAACATGGCAAACACTACGTTTTCAGGACCGGTCATTTCTAAAAATGGCTTTATAAATACAGGTCCTGGTATGACTGTTAGCTTAACAGCTGACACAACTTTAACTGTAGCCGCTCACGCTGGCAAAATTTTACTTACAAATGATGCAGATGGTAAATTTACTTTACCTTCAATCAATGTAAATTCAAATGGAGCAACAGCTGGTGATACAGATTTTAATAACTTAAATAACATTGGTGCAACTTTTCATTTTTATGTGGAAACTGCTGCAACTGATATGGACATCTTAACTGATGGTACTGACAAATTTAAAGGTGGTATCATGATAGCTGTAGATGATGGTTCTAAAAAAGCTTTCATTCCAGGTGCAACAAATGATGTTATAACTATGAATGGTTCTACAAAAGGTGGAATCGTTGGTAGTGTGGTATCTATCACAGCGATTGATACTGCTACATACTTAGTCCACAATTCTTTATTGCTTGGATCAGGTACGATAGTAACACCATACGCAGACGCGTAATAAATAATTAGTGTGGACCTTCGGGTCCACATATTAATTTTAAGGAGAAAATATGGATTCAGATCAGAAAACATTAAACATGGCAACAGTTGGAGCTGATACTTTAGCAAGAGGAGCTAGAACTAGAATTACTTCTATACAAGCAAAAGGAATAGCTAGTTCAACTTTAACTCTATATGATTCTGCAGATGCAGGAGCACCAGGAACAGCAGTAGCTGTTTATAAATATGGAACTGAAGGATTAGAAGTTTATATTCCTGGTTCAGGTATCAAGTTTGAAAATGGTATTGTTTACAATTTAGCTGGAGCAGGCGGAAGCGTTACAGTAACAATTACAGGAGCGTAAGCTCATGGCTAACACTACCTCTGGAACTACAACGTTTGATAAAACTTTTTCTATTGATGAAATAGTAGAAGATGCTTTTGAACGTATTGGCTTACAAGCCGTTTCAGGAAATCAATTAAGATCAGCAAGAAGATCTCTTAATATCCTATTTCAAGAATGGGGCAACAGAGGTATTCACTATTGGGAAATAGGGGAGTTAGATCTTGATTTAATTCAAGGACAAGCTGAATATAAATTTTTTAGATCAGCTGCAGATGGTACAAGTGCTACTTCTAATCCAAACGGTATTTATGGAATGTCCGATGTCCTTGAAGCACAATTAAGAGCTAATAGAACTCAGACTACTCAATCAGATAGCCCTATGACTAAAGTTGATAGATCAACTTATGCAGGTTTTTCAAATAAACTTTCACAAGGAACACCTAATCAATATTGGGTTCAAAGATTTATTGATTATGTAAGTGTTAGTATTTACCCTACACCTGATTCAACAAATGCATCTAAAGACATGCATTTTTATTATATTAAAAGAATTCAAGATGTTGGAGATTATACAAATGCAACAGATATTCCATTTAGATTTGTACCTTGTATGACTTCAGGTCTATCTTTTTATTTAGCACAAAAATATCAACCACAATTAGTTCAACAAATGAAATTATATTATGAGGATGAATTATCTAGAGCACTTGCAGAAGATGGTTCGGCTTCTAGTACATTTATTACACCAAAAGCTTATTACCCAGGAACTTAATGTCTAAGTACGCAACAGGAAAACATTCAAAAGCTATTTCAGATAGATCAGGATTAGAATTTCCATACAGAGAAATGGTTAGAGAATGGAATGGTTCATTTGTTCATTACACAGAGTATGAACCTAAACAACCACAACTTGAACCAAAACCTGTAGGAGGAGACGGTATCGCATTATTACAGGTGAGACCAGATAGAACAGAACCTATTACAACTGTAATGATTTCTAATAATGGTTTTGAAACTTATGCTGCAGGATCAGGAATTATAAATGTGTTTTCACCTGGACACGGTTTAACAAATGGAACGACTTATTTATTCAGAGGTCCACCAACAATTTCACCTGGAACTGGTACAGAGTCTAATCCTGTTTTTGCTTATGCAACTATTCCTAACTTTGATGGAATAACTGGTGCACAAATAGGACAGGGTTCAGGGTATGCTATTACAACAGGGAAATATAAAAATGATTTAAGAGATACAACAGATTATTCAGTAACTAATTTTTTCTATTTTACAGTTAACGCGGATACTGCTACAACAGGTAATATAAAAGGAGGGGGCTACGGTTGTTCCGTTGGTCCTATAACAATACAAGCATGATAAATAAAATTTGGAATTGGATAAAAAATATTTTTAAACCTGAAAAACAGGACCCTCATCTTGAGATGTATGAAGAAACTGCTAAGCAAAAAAAGATACGTTTAAAGCATAAAGGGGATATTAAATAATGGCTGGATTTACATACGCAACATTAACAACAGCGATTCAAAATTATACTGAAACGGATACAAACGTTTTAACTTCTACTATTACAGATCAGTTTATTGAAAACTCTGAACTTAGAATTTTAAGAGATGTACCTATTGATGCTTACAAAAAACAATCTATTGGTAATTTGGTTACTGGACAAAACACAATTAACGTACCAGCTCAAACTTTATTTGTAAAAGGTGTACAAGTTTATGATTCAACATCAGCTTCTACAGGTGCAAATACTTGGTTAGAGAAAAAAGACGAAACATATTTACAAGAATTTGAGCCTTCAACAGAATCAGCAGCTAGAGCAAAACCAAAATACTACGCTATGTTTGGTGGAGCAACAGGTGTAAGTGATACAACTTCAGGAAGATTATTTTTATCTCCTGCACCAGATAGCACTTATGTATTTAAGATACATTATGAGGCTATTCCAACTGGACTATCTGGCTCGAATACTACAACTTATATAAGTCAATATTTTGGAAATGGATTGTTATATGCTTGTTTAGTAGAAGCATTTTCTTATCTAAAAGGTCCAATAGACATGTTGACATTATACGAAAATAAATATAAACAAGAGACACAGAAGTTTGCTGCAGAGCAACTTGGTAGACGTAAAAGAGACGATTATACAGACGGTACAGTTCGTATTAAAGTTCCTTCTCCGTCACCGTAATAGGAGATAAATTATGGCAATAACATCGGCAATATGTTCAAGTTTTAAACAAGAACTTTTACAAGGTAAACACGACTTTCAAGCTTCAGGGTCTGGTGGTCATACTTTTAAAATAGCTTTATTT